GCCGGTGAGCCCCTGCACGAGCGGGCCGGTGTAGGCCTCGTATGGGCGGTTGCTCAGTTCGTTGGCACGACCGAGGAAGTCTTGCTGCTGCGACTGCAGCCACGCGGGCGGCGCGGTCGTGCTGGTCTGCGTGACGGTGCGCGGGGAGCGGCTCATTCGACCGGGACCTCGTAGGTGATGCTGTGGATGGCGTAGCGCTTCGCCCAGCCCTTGCGGCTGGAACCGAAGCGAATGGCGGTGCAGCCCGAGGAGCGGGCCACTTTCTTGATCTGCTCCATCGCGTCCTCGAACACGTCCGACCCGGGCGCGCTGTAGCCGGCCCACAGGTGCAGCACGCGCTGGCCGCTGTAGGGCTCGACATCGACGGCGGTCACGACGAACGCCTCGGGGCCGGCGAGGAACAACTGCGCCGAGCCCGAGCGGATGGCGTGGTAGATGTCCTCCGGCCACCACGGCTCAGGGGACGACGCCTGAACCTCCTCGAGGCCGGCGCGCACGCGCGGCCATTCCGCCCGGAGGTGCTCGGGCGGGACGTAGCGGAGCTCCATGGGTCAGGTGCCCGTGAGGAAGCGGCACTGCACCCACGTGCCCGGCGTGCCCGAGGCGACGCACTGCCAGCCGTGGATGACGTACTGGCTGCCACCAGTGCCGAGGACGGTCGGCGCGCTGTTGCGGATGAAGTCGCCCTGGCGATAGGTGCCCGTCGTCGGCGCGGCCGTGGCGGCGTTGTAGAAGGCGTCGGCGCGACCCTCGGAGACGCCGTTGATCTGGTCGGCGTACTCGCGGAGCAGGCCGGACATCGCCCGCACGAAGTCGGCCTGCGTGCCGTTGAGCGGCAGGCGCGGGTCTTGGGCGAGGCGCGTCATTCCATCGAGTCCGGCTGAAGTTCCGCGTCCATGCCGTTGATCAGCACGGGGCCTGTGAAGTTGAAGCGGACGCTGTGCCAGCGCGCGGCGCGGCGGAAGTCGAACCGCCCCCGGCTCTCGGCCATCGTGGCGTCGGTCGTCTTCACCTCGCGCGTGCTGTCGCGGTAGAGGTTGACGGCCTGCGCCGTCGTCGGCTTCCGCAGATAGCGCGGCGTCACGCGGGCGAGGTGCGTCACCTCGACATCGCTCCCCACGTCATGCGTCTCGATGAAGCTGGCCCCGGGCGAGCCCGTGAGGCTGTAGAGGCGGTTGTCAGTCCCGAACACGGCCGGAGCCGGCGCACCCGACAGCCAGAAGGGCGAGTCGTAGGTGACGGTCGGAAGGTTGTCGTAGGTGGCGAAGCGCGCCCCGAGGCCGTCGTAAGTGAGCGCCGCCGCGTCGTATTGCAGCGCGGCCGACACGCTGAGGGTGAACTTGCCCCACTGCTGCGTTCGGACGTTGTAGACGACGCAGGCATTCAGGACGGTGCTCGTCCCCTGGTTGAAGTACCAGTAAATCAGGTCGCGCGCGAGGTCGGCCACGCCGATGATCTCGGAGCGAAACGGCCCGTTGAGGTTGGCGAAGAACCATTCGCGGATCGGTGCGCCGATGGACTTCGGCACCGTGCCGTCGAACACGTAGAAGTCGTCCTGGCCGACGAAGTAGTGCAGCGTGTCGGCGACGACGACGCCCTCGTGGCCCGCGCAGCCGACGTTGCCCGGAACGCGCGTCCACGACCAGATGACAGGCGGGCCGACATATCGGCCGATGTACATGCTGTTCTGCTTGTAGGCGATGCAGTCGTTACCCATCGCCCGGAGGCCGCGGATGCTGCCCGGGGTGTCGACGAGGCGGCCGTTGGCGCACTGCGTCGTCACGCTCGGCGTCCAGTCGGCCTGATTGAACAGCGCCGAGCACCACCAGCGGTCAGGGTTGTCGCCGTTGGTGCCGTCCTGCGTGTTGGCGGCCATGACGAAGCCGGCGACGGCCTCGATGATGGCGGCCTGCGGTGCGCCGGAGATGGCGGCGAAGGCCGCGGTCGGGGCGGCCTGCTGGATGGCCTGCGCCTTGTTGGTCGCCAGCACGTTCGCGCCGAAGGTGCAGAAGCGCCAGCGGTTGTTGCCGGTGTAGCCGCCCGCCGCGCTGCGGTCGGTCCAGGTGGTGCCGATGGCCTCGTCGATGCGGGTCGACTGGCCGGCGAAGGTGCGGCGCGTGCCGTCCAGAAGCTGCGCGACGAACGCGCCCGTGACCGTGCCGCCGAGGGCCGGCAGGCCGGCGTCCTGCGCGCTGTTGGCCGCGGCGAGGCCCTTCGAGGTGGGCACGATGCCGTCGCAGTCGACGACGACGCCGTCCGCAGCCGGGTCGAGGTCGGGCGCGAAGCCGGTCAACTCACGGCGCACGGAACGAGGGCCTCGCGCGCTTGCCGTAGCCCGAGCGGGCGCGGCTGTTCTCGTCCTCGATGGCCGCGATGGCCGCCGTGTAGCCCGTCTGCCACGTCGGAATCCGGCTGTCGTTCTTGAGGTAGGGCGCGGCCTCAAGCAGCGTGGCGTACAGGTACAGGTCGGGGGCCTCCCCGATCAGCCAGTTCGTAGCCGTGGCGATGCTCGGCAGGCGCTGCCAGTAGTTCAGGGTGTAGGCGCTCTCGCCGCCGCCGACGATGCGCAGGGTGTTGCCGTCGATCCAATAGCCCGAGGGCGTGGACGCCACGGCTTCCTGCATCGTCGAGTCGTAGGGCGGGAGCACGATGTTTCCGGTGCCATAGGGCACCTCCACCGACCGGATGGTGGCGAAGTCGCTCGGCAGCGCCACCGCGCCGGCCGTGAGCGATCCCGAGGCGGTCGCCATCAGGCGGCGGTGCTGCATGCGCTGCAGGTCGCGGCCGATGCGAACCTCAGCGAGCTGGATCAAGTCGGGAGCCGACGCGGCCATGTCCGACCGGGCGAGCCACTGCCCGATGCTGGCCTGCAGGTCGGCGTAGTTCGTGATCACGCGCGGCCCACCGAGTGAATGCGACCGGCGTCACCACCACCGATGCGCTCCTCCGTGGTGCGGAAGTGCGCCAGCGCGGGGTCGTTCATCATGTTCGTGGCGTGCACCGGGTTCTTCATGAACTCGGCGAAGGTGATGCCGCGGTCGTTGCAATACTTCTCGACGAGGAAGGCCGGCACCTCCATCAGGAGGCCGCTGCCGTCCTTGTCGCGGCGGTAGCCGCTGTTGCGGATCGCGGTCGCGTGGTCGGCCACGTGGCGCAGGTCGTCGATGCGCGCTTCCGCCACGTCGATGATCTGCGTCTGGAAGTCGTCCATCAGCATCGTGCGCTTGATGGGGGCGGCGATCTGGCTCATCCGGGGCTCCAAAGAGGAAGGGGCCCGAAGGCCCCTCCCGTTGCTGCTGTCGCTGCTGGCTTACGGGTTCAGGTCGCGAACCGCGCCGAGGGTCGACTCCTGCTTCACGAGCAGGGTCACTTCGGTGCGGACCTGCCAGTTGCGGGCGTCGCCGATGGTCGCCATCTGCTCACGCTCGAACGGACGGAGCTGGCCCAGGGCGATCTTGTCGCTGTCCACCACGTAGAGCGTGTTGATCAGGCCCGCGCCGGCGCCCGACATGACGCGGTTGGGGACGATCTTCGTCACGCCGAACTCGTGGCCGTAGAACTGGAACGAGGTCTGCAGCGTGTTCTGCTGGCCCTTCGTGACCTCGTTGAAGCGGGTCACGTTGCCGGTGAACGTCGAGATGGTCACGCGGTGGCTCGGCGAGCAGAGGATGGCCTCGGCATCGCCGCCGTTCTGGTAGACGCCGGTAATCACCGTCTTGACCAGGGCTTCCGTGAGGGCGCGCAGGGTGCCAGCGGTCGGGGCGGTGTTGGTCTGCGGGTTCGGGGCGACACCCGACGCGCCGAGGCTGTTGTTGGTGGCGACGAAACCGAACAGGCCGCGGAGCTGGCCGGCGGTCGAGCCGTTGCGGGTCACGGCGGTGCCGTTGGCGATGGCCGCGGCCTCGATGTCGCGCTTGAGCTCCACCATTTTCTTGGTGGCGAGGCGGTCGATCTCCGACTTGCGGCCGTACTTGCCGACCTTCTCCGCCGTGTTGGACACCGACATCGTGTCCTGGATGATCTGGTGGCGGTTGCTGAACTGGCCGGGCTGGGTCTGCGCGGCATAGGTCACGTCCGCGCCTTCGATTGCGGCGTTCGTGGCGTTCGGCGCGCGGTAGGTGTCGGCGGTCCACTCGACGAACTCGCTCGAGGTGGATTCGCGGCCGATCATCGAGACGAGCGGGGCGTCCGACGAGCGGAAGTTGTAGATCTGGTCAACCACGCCCTCCTTGAGGCGGACAGTGGCGTTGGTAAGCAGGGCATTCGCGGGCATGGCTTGGGGTCCTTAGCTGTTCGCCGACACGAGGCCGGCAAGCGCATCGAGTGAGTTGGGGTTTGAGCGCAAGCGCTCGACCGCGCGCTTCTGCACGACGGCCTTCTGGTTGGTCGGAACGGACGCGCCCGGACGCAGCGGGGCGCTCTGGGGCTTCTGCGGGGCCTTCTGGCCTCGGGTCGCCTGCAACTTGTCGTACAGGGCTGCCTTGCGAGCGATGACGACCGCGCGGGCGTCGTAGAGCTCGTTGATCTCGGCGTCCGTGTAGCCGGCAGCTCGCAGGGTCTGCGCAATTTCCCGGGAGTCCGACTCGCGGCGCTTCGCGTCGCGCCACTGCGGAATCTTGTCGGGGAGCAGCTTTTCCTGCTCACGCGCGTACTCGGCCAGCTCGCGGGCCTGTTCCTGCTTCGCCTGCTCGTGGAGAGCAAAGCGCTGCTGAATGGCCTGCTGGATTCGGGACTGCTTCGCCTGGAGGTGTTCCTTGGCGCGGAGGTACGCCTTGGGGTCCGTTTCGAGCAGGTGGTTCAACTGGGCGGGATCGACCCCGAGCAGCTCCTGGTGGAGTTCGCCGATCAGCACGTCGAGCGAGTTGGCGCGGTGTTCGCGCTCTGCTGCGATCTGCTGCCGGACGGCCTCGACCTCGCGGCGCTGGGCGGCGACTTCTTCGGTCTTGCGGGTGTAGTCGCGCTGGCGCAGGTAGCCAGAAACGACCTCTTCCTCGTCAAGCTCCTCGTCGCCGACTTTCAGCTTCCGCTTTGCGGTTGGCTTGTCGTCGGTTTCGTCTTCCTCGTCCTCGATGTCGGCCTCGTCGGCTTCGATCTCGTCGGTTTCTTCCTCTCCGGCCTCGTCTTCCTCGAAGGCGTCGCCCGCGATGTCGTCGAGGCTGAGGGCGTCCGCGCCGTGGTCGGCGTTCTCGGACGGGCTGGTGTCGAGCTGGTCGGTGCCTTGGCTCATGGGGGTGCTCCAGAAACGCGAAAGCCCCGCACTGGCGGGGCTCTCTGGGGTTCCGATGGGGTTGGGTTACAGCGTCAGCCGGCGTCCATCGGCGAGCCGGACGGCGAACTCGGGGCCACGCACCACGGGGGCGCTGTAGCGAGCGGCCACGAACAGGTCGGGCGCGTCTTCGCCGGAGTACTCCACCAGCGTCACCACGCCCTCGACGGCACTCAGCCGGTCAT